TGTTAGCGGCAAAGTCGATCGTGTCTAGTCCCGTGCCGCCATCGACAACAGGCTCCAGCCCATCACCAGCAGGATCAGCAGCAACGACAGGAGGGTGATCGGGATCATTCGGCCAGATGGGGTATGCGGTGCCGGTAATGTACGCCGCTAAATCCGGGGTGTCATTAGTCGTGCCGATATGCAGCACCTTTTCGTTAGCGGCCAGACGGACGGATTCGCGCCATGCCTTCCACTCGGCATCCATTGCAGTGCCGTTGTCCGCTTCACGCACCACCTGCCAGTCAGTTGGGGTTAGCAGGCTGTTAGCGGTTTGACGGGTATTGCCAATCCAAAGCTTGACCAGTTCGGCGTGATCTTTGGGGATCAGCTTGCCGTCAGCGTCATAGCCCCAGTAGAAGAGTTGGTCCCAAGTCGGCGGGTCGGGGACTTCGACGATGCCGATGGCTTGCTTTTCAGCGAGCGTCGATAATCTCAGCCAATTTGCGGGGTAAGAAATACCCGCATGGGAAAATGCCTTGTCTAGGGGTAGCCGTTGGCCGTCTAAAAGAAACATGGTCCTAGGTGCGTGGTTTTAGGTTAGCCCGATCAGCGTGCGCGGGCGTATAAACGACTCATGGATTGGGCTGTGCTCTAGCGTACTTAAATGGATCGCCAGTGGTCGTGATGCTGTAGCTGTAAGTGCTGACGTTTTGGTTGTAGGTCGTGCTGGTGGTTCTGATCTTAAATCCGTTGCTTAGCTTGTCAGCATGAGTGCCAAATGTGACTGCATTTCCGCCAACGGTCATCGCAGTGGGAACACCGTTTAAGTAGACAAAAGGACCATCGGCCACGCCATTGCCTGTGTATGTGCCGCTGGTGGTGATGGTTGTGCTGGGCAGGTTTGCCGTACAGAGCGCCTTGAAGCCGCTGGGGGCCGTGTAGGCGAAGGGGCGTTGGCCGAAGTTGGCAGTAATGCTGCTCTGCCCCGACCCGCCTGAATTATCCTCCACATAGGGGAACATACCCTCGGCGAAGGTGAATCCAGTTACACTGCCATTAGCAACACCGTTTTTATAGAAATAAATGGCCCCGTTATCACGGTCTACAGCAATGCCGCACACATCGCCAACATTGATGCTTGATCCATTAGTCTTGGTCCCGGTACTCGAGAAAACCGTGCCCCCTATTCCTCCGCCCAAGAAGTAAATCTCCGCATAAGCACTGGTAGACCTGTTCTGGTACGATCCACTAATCGGCTTGGTTATACCGGCAAACGCAATATCGATGGATGGCAGTGTCGTCGATGTAACTACAATCTCCCAGTACCATTTACCAGATGACGGAATTGCAATCGTGCCAAATACAGCCCCACCTCCAGCAGAACCAGCCGTGACTACATCAAGGTTTCCATTTGATAATGTCGAACTGTTGAAGTTAGATAGCGGGTTCCAAGTGCAGTAATTCCCCCGCACCTGCCCGCCACTTCCCGTATCAACCTCGCTGCCGTTAGTGGGAACGTCTACGAGGCTGTCGTTGCCTGCACCAGCGGTGACAGAGAGGTTGTTCACCGTCCAATCATTGCTGCCTGCAGCGTCGTAACCCAGTGCGGCATTACTGCTGTTATCGCTGAAGTCGAGGTGGAAACCGTTGGTGCCGTAGCTGCCGGTGTATTCAATCGGTTGCCAGATGCCGTTGTCGTCGAACTCACCAAAGTCGGTGGGGTCTAGCGCTTGGCCGTCGATGAAGTGGATGTCGGCCAGGTAGCCGTCGAAATAGTACGGCGAGCCTGTTCCTTCCCATCCAATTCGGTGCAAAACATTTCTATTAAAGCCTAAGTCGTAGTTGAGACTTGGGTAAGTTGCCGTGCTAAATGCCGTAACCTGGACTCCGTTAATGAACAGTCGAGCCCTGTTAGATGCTGAACCCTGCGTGGTATCTACAGAAAACACAAGATGAAACCAGGCAGAGGGATCCCTGAATACCTGAGAAGTAATCAGCATTAGCTGAGTTGTATCACTAGAATCCCTGTCCCAGATCATAAAAACATCGCTACTAGTGAATGTTGCTCTAAAGAAATCGCCAGCACCATCGGCGCGGCAGATAAATAAGAACTCTTCAATGCCAAGTTTCCACCGCTTCACCCACCCCGCCCAGGTCCACGTCTTGCGGTTGCCAGCAGATGCAGGGGTGCGGTTGAGATATGCCGAATCGGCTGAGTTGAACCGAACGCTCCTGTCAATGGTGTAGCCCGTTGGCGCTGCCGCAGCGCTCTGAAGCAGCAGCAGATTCGCGTTACCAGGAATTGCCATTGATCAGGAGATGTTGGTGATCAGAGTAGCTGCAATGTCAGTGCTGGTTCTCACTGTGTAGACCAACACGTCAACAGCACTTGCAGTCGTTGTCAGCGTAGGTGCGGTGCCACCAGAGAACGACCAATACGACCCAAATGCCAATGTCCGGCTTCCGGTGCCGTCCTGCGAAATAAAAATTGCGCCACTTGCACCAGCAGTCAGGTTGGTCGGGTTAGCCAATGTCCGGTTGCCGCCCAAGGTGACGCTGAAGTTATTCGCCAAGCTGAAATCTGGCGTGATCGTCGCACCATCCGTCAACGCGGAAATCGCACCACGCTGTTGGGCGGTAAAGGTCTGAACCGCAGATAGACCAGCCAGGGTGGTTGTGGCGTCGGGCAAAGTAACCGTGCGGTCTGCAGTCGGCTCACATGCCAGCGTCAACTCGTAGTCGTCAGCCGTAGTGCCCTCAAGGACAACAGAGCCGTTGAAGGTGGCCGTGCCAGCAACAGTCAGCGTGCCATCAAGCGTCGTGTTGCCCGTGACATCCAGCGTGCCGGGAATATCAACGTTGCTGGTCCACTCAACACCCGTACCACCGGCATCCGTCTGGAGCAGTTGACGGGCAGCGCCGTCGGCAAGCTTGCTAACAGCAATCTCAGCAGTGGCGCTGATGTCTGCGTTGGCGATCGTGCCATCGGCAATCATCGTGCTGGTCACCGTGCCGGTGTCACCCGTTGTGACGACAGTGCCAGTTACATCCGGGAAGGTAATGGTGCGATCCGCCGTGGGATCCACAACATCCAGGAAGGTTTCAAAGTCGTTAGCCGAAGTGCCCTCAAAGGCAAAACTTCCGCTGGTGCCAATCAGTAGTTCACCAGTGATGGTGCCGCCGCCTGCGCCAAGCTTTTCGCTATCGACTTCCTCAATTGCCGTCTGGACGTTGGTGGCCGAGATATTGCCGGCAGGCGAGAAGCTGACGTTGCTTGCAACCTGTGCCGTAACGGTCTGGGAAACGTCGATCTCAGTCCAGGCCGAGCCGTTGGAAAGGATGATGTCCGGCGGGCTCAGTGCAACGTTGGGGGCATTGCCGCTGGTGATCGTGCCAGCTTCCGAAACCACTAAGTAGTAACGGTTGTTAGCCGTGGCGGCTGCAGGCAAAGGGTTACCGACAACAAGGCCGACAGCCGTACCTTCAGCCGTGACCGAAGCAACAAGACCAGTGCCGCCACCAGCGGATGCGTCAAACGTTCCAGCAAAAACAATCTCACCGACCGAGATGCCGATGGGCTGGAAGACGTTGCCGTCCCAGAGGAACAGGTCGCGGGACAGCGGGTTGAAGAAGAACTGACCGATGTGGTCAGCGGTGGGCTGGTTTTCGCCAATCTTGGAGACGGCGTAGTTGGCCAGCTTGCTGCCGGGAACTGTATTAGTGCCAAGGCGGGCAACATCTAGGGTGCCGCTGGTCAGCAGTGCGGCGCTGTGGTTTGGAAGGTCAGCATCGGCAAGAGCTGCGCCAGAGCTGACGTGGCCTTGGCCGTCAATCGTGACCTTGGTGTAGGTGCCGGCAGTAGCAGAGTTGATGTGATTGAGGTTGCCCGAACCATCAACAGAAAGACCGGTGCCGGGAATAACGGCGCCCTTTGCAGAGCCCGTGGCGGCAGGCAGGTCACTGCTGATAACAGTGCGGCCATTGGTAACGAGACCCTTGGCGTTGTAGGTGACTAGGCCGTAGGTGACGTTGGCGGCTACGTCGTTGTCAATCTCCAGGACGGCCCCGTCCATGCGGAGACCTTCGCCGTTAATAGCGACGCCGCCGCGAGCGCTTGTTGTCGGGGCGGGAAGGTCGTCACCAGTAATGGTGCGGTAGCTAACGGCGCCAGCAGAAGCAGCCGGACCAGCAAGGAATTGAGCAGCGGCTGTCGTGTTATCCAGCGTTGCGCTGACAGTTACGTCGTTGCCGCTAGTAGTAACAACGATGTTGATCGTGCCCGCCGTGCTGCCGACAACGGAGCCGACAGAACCAGCAGCCTTAAAGCTGACCCAGGCGCTGCCATCCCAGATGTAGGCGTTGTCGTCGTCGGTGTCGAGAGCAATCTGACCAATAAATGCGCCAGAGGCAGGCAGGGTGGTGACCAGATCGACGGTGGATTCGTCGCCCAGCTTTGCTGCGGTAACAGCGTCGTCTTGAATCTTGGCTGTGGTTACAGCGTCAGTCGCCAGAGAAGCGGCAACAATTGAACCCGAGCCAAACAGGATCTTGGCGCTTGGGATTGTGGCATCCGCAATCAGCGTGGTGGCGTTACCCACCATGTCGGTCACGGTGATCTTTTTGGTCTCACTCGCAGAGACATCAACGATCGGCAGCAGGTCACCGCTGGCTAAATTCGCCCCCGCAAGAGCTGTTAGTTCGCTAATCCGAAGGTCAGCCATACCGCCTAAGCCGACAGAGCACTGTTACCAACTAGCTTAGCCGGCTCAAGCAATGTCTTCCTGCAACAGTGATGCTGTTGAATTTTGCTCCAGGCGAATATCACCGGCATCTTCTTGCAGCACCTTGTTTGAAGGCGTCGTCTTGGCAAGCAGGCGGATTGGGCCAGTAGTCACAAAATCGGCGCTGACTTCAACCGCGTTTTCTGGTGAAAAATTGACGCCAGCTTGGGTAATTAAGCCTTCAACTTCGTACCAAATTTCGTCGTCAATTGACGTGCCATCGCCAATCTCGTTGCCGACCTTCAGATAAAACTTGCTGCCAAACTTGGAGCCAACCTCTGTGCGGACGGCAAGCTGCAATAAGTAATGAGCAGATTCCGCGCTGGATTGTTTGGCGTAGGACGGCAGGTACTCCCAGTAAGCGCGGAAAGTCCCACTGCCGCTGATGAGGCTGGAATACTGCGACCGGAACTCATCGCCAAGAGCTGTAACGTCAACTGCTTCGCGGTTTGTATTTAACTCGAAATATGTGCACTGCGCCAGGATGTGCGGGATCAAATTAGATACCCGAACTGCAATCGGGATGTCGCGTGCAATCGAAGTCAGCACAATGGCCTGACTCTGCAAACCCTCGATCGATTTATCAAAGGTGTCGTAAAGGCGAATGCCGCCCAGTTCATCAACATTGATGTACCAGTGGCCAGCATCTTGGACAGTGCCGACACCCCAGCCGGTTGCATCTACAAAGTCAAGATCAGTGCCGTCAGTGGTGCGAATTTCTAGTTGATCGCCGCTGTGGAGAAAGCCGGAATCAAAATCAAAACTGAAGCGGCGGCGGCTGACATTAACGTCGCCGGGATTGACCACAGAGGTCTTTTCGGCAAGCTCGGAGCTACGCCGTAATTCGACCAGACCGTAACTGCCGAGATAGACGCTCATTACAAGGTTGCGGTGGTCAGAGCACCAGTGGCTTGGAAGTTGATTTGAGCTGAGACGACTTCACCGACTGAAGCGCCAATGCTGACGCTGGTGATGTAGGCCGTCAAAGTTACGTCGTTGTTGCCTTGGTCGCTAGTAAGACGCAAAGTAAGACTCACCGTGTCGCTGGTGGTGACGTTGCCGGTTCGTACCAGCTTGCGCAGCAGTGTGCTTGCGTCGTTGGTGTTATCTGCATCGACGTAGTACAGCAGGCTGGCGCTGCCGCTAAAGCTTTGGACGCCCGGCACATAGTTGCGCTGATTGTCGCCAAGGGTTGTTGTCTCCAGAGTTTCTAGGTCAGCCTGGAGCGTCCAGTTGGTCACCTTGACCAAGGTGTCGGAGCCCAGAAGCAGGCGTCCGTCGCGTCCGGTAAAAATCTGGGCCATGACTTTAGTTTAGAGAACGCCGACGAGCTTGACTTGGACGCTGCTAACTCCAGGGCGAACAGCGGTGATTCGCGGTGCTTCGGCATAACGCCAAGCATTTGAACCGGTTACGTCGATTGAACTGCTAGTGCCGCCCCAGCCTGTCCGCACGTTGCTTGGGACAGTAAATGTCTGGTATGTGCCTTGTACTTCGTCGAAGTGAGTTACGAACAGGCCGGCATTTGCGTCGGTGATGTTGTCGTAGTTCAGCTCCAGCGTCATGTTGGTGCGCTGGTTGCCGTAAAGGACGCGAACCTCAGCGCCGGATTGGGCCTTGAAGGTTTTGATCGGATAGTTGCCGGGGTCAAAGTTCCGCCCGGTTGGTTGGAGAGTTGGAAAGGCCATCAGGAGTCAACCAAGAACAGAGCGGAGTTGGTAACGTCTTGCGCAATCAGGCTGCGGAATTGTTCATCGCAAGGGAACTCCGTAGCAGTGATTTGAACGTTGCCTTCAGCATCCAGCGTAAGTTGCTCCACCATGTAGACATTCTGAGCGGTAACCGAGTTTGAGACGGTAAACACGCTGTCAAATAGCGCTGACTCCTGCACCAAACCATTGGCAACGTTCATCACGCCTTCACTGACATCCTCAGAGCCGGATTTGTAGTACAGAACGTTGTAGCTGCCGTCCGCAAAGGTAGTGGCGCTAGTGATGACGCCAGTTGCGCTGATGCTGCCGTTTTGCGCAGAGCTATAAGGATTGGCTTCGGTGACGACGCGGATGTAATCGCCGGGTGCCAGGTCAATGCCGTATGGCGATGTCTTGAAGGTGATGTTGTGGGTGATGCGGCGGCGAATTGACATGAAGAACCGCCCGACCAGCTCAGCGTGAGCACGGCTGGTGCAGTATTGCGTCATGTCGAACTGTTCCAAGGGATCTTCACTGCTGGTGCCATCGTTCCAGCGCATGACGATGTTCTTTTCCTCTGGCAGCTGGTTTTCGCGTTCTTGGCGGAAGCGCAGCATTGCCTGGAAGTCTTTGCGCTCTTCGGCGGAGATGTAGTTCAGCTCGAAGCTGTCTTCGTAAATGTTGCCGGCAGTGAAAAGCTGTTTGATGGTGACGGCATCAGTGCTGATATTTCCGCTTGGCGTATTGGGCAGAGCAGGCACCAGAGCAAAGCGGCCATCCATGATTGCAAAGTTGCACAGCATGAACGGGGCTGTGTCAGCGATGAACTGGCGGACGTTTACTGCGCCTGAAATTGCGCCATCGAAGAACAAGCCGTTTGTTTTGAGGAAGCGAGCTGTGCTGACAAAGCTGTCGGTGTTGATTAGCGGGGCGTTGTCTACGGACATGCCAAGTAGGTCGCCAACACCAGCCACCCGGTCGGTCAGCAAGTAATAGACGAGATCGCAGAACAGGTTGCTGGCAACGACTTGGGAGGATTCGTCTGGGTGGAAACGCTTGACCGGAATGCCGTCCTTAAGCCAGAAGCGCAGTTGATCCAGTGCAGTGAAGTTGCGGGAAGCTTTAAGTGCCAAGCCCGCAATGGTCATGTTGGTGTACTCGGGAACTTGGTCATTGCTGGCAATTTCGTTGACGTAAACAACGGTGTGCTCAGGGCTGTTGGCGTTCGACTTTTCAACCAAGCTGCCGTACAGGCTTAGGTCGCCGTACATGCTTTGTTGCTCGAAGGTACGACCCTCGTACTCGTAGGTTTCGGTTATGCGCAGGCCACGGGATTCAATAACAAAGCGTGCGCCAACTTGGCTGCCGGGTCTGCGGAAAGGGTTGTTGCTATCGACGGTCAGCAAATAATCGAAAGTGTCGCCCAGTTGCCATTCACTAGACACGTAGTTGGTGTCTTCAGAAACGACGATTGTTGGGGCGCTCCAGAAGCGGGTTTGACCACTCCAATGGCCCTCGACGTATTGAACACGGCTGGTAAGGAGCAGGCGGATGCCGTCGCCACGAATGTTGGTGGTGTCGAGTGTGAAGGTGCGGGTGGTGCCGATGTCGTAGTTGCGGGCCGGGCCGAACATCTCTTCGTACCAGGCTTGGCTGCGACCTTGGACTGCATCAACCGAAATAACACCGGTTACGCGGCGGCGCTGACTGATGTTGTTAAACACCGGACTGCTAGGAGGTTCGCGGAACGGGTTGCTGCTCTGGACCGAGAAGGTAACGAGGTATTCGCTAAGGATGTCCCAGTTGGTCGAGCTTTCAATGATGGTTTCCTGCTGAATCAACCAGACATGGCTTTGTGCTGAAAAATGAGGCTCAGGAAATTCGTGCTTCTGAAGCGTGTAGCGGACTTTGTACCACCGACCGCCGGATACGTTATGGGTGTATTCGAACGTGGCTTGAGCGCCCGCGCCACCGGGATAGTTCTGGGCTGAGCCAATGCCTGCGCGGTTACTGAGCTCCCAAGTAAATGACCCGTTGCGGCCTTCGATGTAGCCAAAGCTGGGGTCGGTGACCCAATCAAGAAACTCGCTCGCTGAAATCCGGGTTTCGGCGCCTTGCTCGTCCGGCAGCAACGTGACAATGCCAACGCTTGTGGGACGGTCGTTTACAACCGTGCGGTCTTGGTAAGTGGCAAGGTTGCGGAACTCTGAGTTCTGCTGGATTTCCAGCTTGGTGACAGTCGTGCCAGTGCTGACAACCTTGAAGGTGCCGTAAGCAGTCGTGTAGTTGGCGCTGAGAACTTGGCGCTCAGAAGCAACGTTGGTAGAGCCGCCATGGTGCAGATACCAGAACTCCGCGTCGTCGGGGGAATGGCGGCCAATGTCTGCGCCATTTTTGGGGATGAACTGGAACTCGTACTGGCGCTCATCAGGATGCACCAGGCGGATGAAGTTGTACTGATCGACAGGCTGACTGCCGATGATGCAGAACTGTTCGCCCAGCGGTTGCCAGATGTACTCGTTGCCGGAAGGATCTAAGCCGGCGGGACGCAGGAAGATCGTGAATAGTGAAGCTCGCTTGATATACGAATTGATCGTGCCTGTTTGGACGGTGACCCGTGCGTTGTCCAGCGCCACGAGCTGTTGAGGGCTCATGATTGTCTGGAAGTTGCAAAGTCCGTTCAGCCGTTGGAATACGTTGCTGCGGATTCCGATTTCGGTGACTTCACAGGGGCGGGTGTTACGGACAGTTGCTTTGGCAAAACGGGTTAGCGGCCACCAAGCCACGCCGCAGTTGTATCTCTCAATTGAGCTGTTATCAGAAACGTAATCAGCACGGAGCATGTGCTGGGATACCAGGCCGATGTCATTGACTGCGGGCGCATTTACGTCAATGCACTTCAGCTCAACAACCTGGTCTTGTTTATCTTCAATTTTCCAGATAGCGCGGCTGCGTTTGATGACCTGCCAAGTGGTGCGGCCAATCATGAATAGCTCGCCAACTTGCAAAGCGTCGTCAGCGTTATTGCGGAGTTCTGTAACCGCGTCATTGATGTCCTGGACGCTTACTTCTCGGTCAGTGCCTTTGTAGTAATTCTCTGGAATGTTGTTGTGGGCAATGGTGAACTCGATTACGTCGCCAACATTGACGGTGCGGATCGCTTTACCTTCGTTGTCAGTAACACCAACGCCGTTTAGCGAGGTAATGCCCATGCGGCGGCTGTAGTTGCGGCCAATGCCGCTCATGCCGTCATCAGCGATTACTCCGTAGTTCTGATCATTTCTAAGTTCGTCGTCAGTAAGCCCCGCTTGACCAGCAATCTTTACGCGCTGGTAAATGTTGTTGAGGCCAGGATCCAGCTTGATGAAATCGGTGTCGGGATCTCTGGGGATTGAGACGACAGTCCAGTTGATGCGGTAGTGTGCACCATTGCCAATAGCGCTGTAGCAACCAAACTCGGCGTTGTTGCTGAGGCTGTGCGCTGCGCAGAATGCTGCTTCGTTATCGCTAACTCGCGTGGGGCAGCTGTAGATGTCGTCGAAATTTTCGGGGTCGCCAGCGTCTAAAGTGCCGCGTGTTCCGTAGGTCAGATTGACGCCACGCATCCGGTTGAAGCCGGAAGTAGTCGTGTTGCGCTTCCAATAGAACGCAAAGGTTTGGTTGTAGATCGCGTCGAGCGAACCATTGCCTAAGAAGATTCCCTGAAGAGCAGGCGGCGGATCAATCCCGTCGGGCGGAATGCCTTCACCAACGCCTTGTTCGCCAACAACAAACAGCAGCTTTACGCCTTGCTGGCGCCCGTAGCTGAACATGCGGGACCACACCAGTTTTGGGGTGACCAACATGCCGCCGGTGGTTCCAGTCCATTTGCCGAAAATGATCGGGATTGGATCGCCGTAATTGGCGAGTTCGACCTGGCTGTCAAAGCCGTATGTAGGACTAAACCGTTGACCGCCGAGAATGCTGTCTAGCGCTAACTGGCTGCTACCAAGTCCGCCACGGTTTTGTTGTGCAGAAAGCTGCGGGGCACGAGGCTTGGGGGCAAGAAAAAACGATAATGCGGTTGATGCTAGGCCAATTACAAGGCTGGCAATTGCAATGATCTCAGCGCCTGTATTTTGAACGTCTGGAATATGTGCGTATTCGGCAGGACGCAGTTTTGCGCGGCGTTGGACTTCCTGTACGAAATAGCGATATTCCTGTTCTGTTAAACCGGCAAGTTCTATTAAATGCTTTTCATACGGAAGCAGATTGGATCGGAAAATGCTCGTGCCGGAGCCCAGGCGACCTTGTTCAGATGCCGGTTGATGTAAAGGATTCCGGTCTGCCATGTCACCGCAAATGCCCAGTTCGATTCCCTGAGCAGCAAGATGTCACCATCGTACTCGGGCTGTTGAATACGGCGACCCCAGCCCAAAATGTCTCGAATGATTTGCCGCCGGGGCGCTGTGTACCAGTCGGGATTGAACGGCGGGGTTTCGATCTTTAGCCGCTCCAGCACTACATAAACCAGATGGATGCAGTCGATTTCGGCATCTGTGCCGTCGGCACCAAGGCGGTATGGACGCCCGATTAGATCACTGCAGTCGGACACCGGCTGTGCTCGGGATGTTGCCAATCAGGCGTTGGGTTAGGCGGCGTTGCGGTACGTCCGAGCCAACAGCGTCCAGCACTGTATTCAGCGTCAAATCCAGCTCGGCTTCTTTCCAGCGGCCACTGGCCACCATGCCGTAATACTGGTGCATCTGCGTAAAGCTGGTGCGGTCGGCTGGATCCAGCAGCATCACGCGGACATGAGCAATCCAGCGGTTATCTAGGGCTTCGACGGCCCAGTTGCGGCTGAGTGCGTTGTTGGGCAGGATCAGGGAAGCGTCAGTGTTGTCGCCGCTGCGGTTGACCGTGACGCCCGAGAAGCCAAACGGCAGAAAGCCATACTGCTCGCCGCTGTAGGTGATGGTTTCGCTGATAAAGAAGTTCTGGAACCGTTGGCGAACAATCCCGTTATCACTGAAGGTGATGAAGTTGCCGATCGCTAGTTCCATTACATCCCAAGCCGCTTACGGGTGCTGGTGGACATCTGAAGCCTACGCAGGGTGCGCTGTTCGCCTTGGGCGGCGCCTTGTTGGGCAGCTTGCTGCATACCAGTCTGGAACTGATCGGCGGTGACGTAATCCACGCTATTGATGCGTTCAACGGTGTAGCGCACGTCGATGGCAGCAGGTGCTGCGGTTGCGGTGCCGCCCATTCCGCCTTCGCCGCCGCCAGATGGGATAACGGCAGAACCACGGGCGCCAGCTGCGTAGCGATTCATGGCGCCGCGCATTTTGCTTTGAGGAATGACGTATTCCGGTTCGCCGCCTTCACCAATCAACGCATTGGTTGGACCTGTGACAAAGCCGCCTTCAGCAAATACGCCGCTCGGGAACATCTTGCCGGGGGATAAGGCGCCTTTACCCGATAAACCTTTACCGGCATCTGAGAGGTCTTTTTGGAAGCCACCAGCCCCGCTAAGTGCATTAAATATGGTTTGCAGAATGATCAATGTCATTTGCTTGGCAATGATTTCAAGCGCCATGCTGATAAACGCTTCGCCAATCTTTTTGAAGGCATCACTAAGGGCTTCCCGAACCGATTTAGAGCCAGTAATTACTTCGCCAAATGCAGTGCTAAATGCATCGCCAATGGCGGTGGCACCAGTAACGATTGCCTGAGTCGCCAACTTGATTGGATTCAGTTGGTCCTGAAGATCAGTGATTGCCTTGCCGATACCGCCAGCGATGGTGTCTTGGCCCTCAACGCCAAAATCCATGCCTTTGATGATTTCATCCGTCAGCTCTTGGGCTTTCTTGACTTGCTTTTCAAGTTCTTCGGTCTGAAGTTCAAGCAGCTCAAGCCTGCGGATTTCATCGTTGATTTGACTCAAATTGATCTGCTGCTCGGTATTCTTCAGCTCCGCGATTTGTTCGGCACGATCTTGATAGTCGTATTGGATTTGAAGACGCTTGCGCTCGATCTCTGAGGTTTCACCAATCAGAACGGCTTGACGCGAGAACTGAGTGAATAACTGGTTGCCGGTCTGCAGTGAACGCGCCAGTTCATCAGCAAGCTTTTTGGCTTCATTTGCCGTCTTTTTAGCGCCATCACCATTCGTTCCACCAAGCAGCGGAGGAGGGTTACCCCCGGTAATCGTCGGAGCTTTTGGCGCAGCAGTAGAACGGCCACCCCTTAACTGATCAAAGATCGCCTTTTCGCGCTCGGCAATGAATTGGCCCCTGCCCTCAGCAAAAACATTAAACCTGCCAAATTTTGCCCTTGCTTCTTCAATGGCTTGGTTTCTTGCTGTTATCTCATCCTGCATCACAGTCGCATCGTTCAGCCGGTTAATGAACCGTGTGATGCCTTCAATCAGGAACTTGAATACAGGCTCGAAGAATTTACCGATGTTCTGAGCTAGTCGCTGGAAAGAATCCTGCAGTGTGCTCAACTTGCCAGCCAACGTGTCGCTTTGAGCGATGGCACCATTGGCATATTTGCCGCCAGCATCTGTCAGCTTTCTGACCGCATATTCAACAGCTTCAGCACTGATCTGACCTTTGCTTAACGCCTTCTGGAATTCGTCGCCACTGAGCTTGTATTCCTCTTTTAGAACCTTTTGCAGTGCAACCCCGCGCTCCTGGAATTGCAGAAGTTCTTCACCTTGTAAACGACCCTTGGCCTGAACCTGGCCGTAAGCAGTGACAAGACCTTGAAGTTCAGCGCCTGTTGCACCAGAAACATCAGCAAGGCGCCTAGTGGTCTCAACGACCTTTTCAGTGTCAACGCCAAAAGCCTGAAGACGCTTTGCTGATTCAATCAGTTCAGTGCTAGTAAATGGCGTGACCGCGCCAATGTCCTGCAGCTGTTTAACAATGTCCCGTGCTTTTTCGGCGCTTCCAACAAGAACTTCAAGGCTGCGGGTTTGCTTTTCAATTTCTGCTGCCTGGCCAAATACAAATTGAATTGTCCTGCTGGCCGCGTAAACACCAACAAGTCCTCTGATGACACCGCCTAAGCGATTCCCGGATTGCGCATTTTGCTCTTGAGTTTGATTTGCCTGCCTTAGAACACGCTCATAGTCAGCGATTTGTTTTGCCGCTTTTTGATATATCGCCCCACCTAGTTGAACTTTGCTTTGCACGTCTCGCAACGCGCTGATCTGAGCCTTGATTGCCTGCTCAGTGTTTCTAACCTTGGCAGCGAATACGCCTTGAACTGTTGATGCCTTGGCGAACCCGCCTTGCTGCGCCTCAACAATCGCCTTTACGGCTTTGGCTCGATCTTCTAATTTCTTGAATCCGTCTGCGGCGCCAACCGAAGTCTGCCGAATGGCCTTGAGCTGCTGCTGAACGCCGCGTGCATCAAGATTGACGGCAACATTGGCGACGACACCCACAGCACTGCCCTTGTACTAGAAGCAGTCTACCGGCGCCGTTTTAGTTGACGCTCCTGCTCTTCATTCAGTAGGTCGAAATATGTACTCCACAACATCAGCTCTTCTAACGTCACCTCACGACTCAACTGGGCCAGGCTGTAACCCAGCTCTTTGGCAACACCAAGCTGCAACAGCAGCAGATTGTCTTTTTTAAGCTCAGCCTTTAGTGCTTTTCATGTCAACCTCTTCCTCCTCAGGATTGGTGACAATGGCCAGCATCAATGCCTGCAGGTCGGCGTCCAGCACATCGTTTTTCAGCTCAGCAATCTCGCCAGCCTGAAACAGGCGTTTGCCAGTGTCATCAATAGCCTTGGTAACCAAGAGATTGAGAGCAAAGCCATTCACATCCTCACCATTGGGCATTTTCTGAGCACGTTCACGCTCAGCCATGGTCAACGGCGCTGAGTAAAACTCAAACTCTGTACCGTCAGTAAGCGTTACCACGCGCTTGATCGGCGTCAGATTTGCAGCCTTCTTCAGGCGGGCAAGAGCAGACGAGGCAGGCGCAGGCATAAAAATGGAGTCTTTGTTATCACTTTAGACATAAAAAAGCCCCCGGTGCAACCCAGGGGCCGAACATTCCAGCGGCAGCCTATCAGGCGGAGGTGCTGAAGTCGAAGGTAGGAACGCCAGCGGGGCGGAAGGTGATCTCAACCTGCTGAGCGTCGTCAGGGTTGATGTTCATGCTGGCGGTCAGGAGCACGGCGTCCATGGCGATGGAACGGCTCAGGGCTTCGCTGCTCTGCTTGTCGGTGTAGAGCTTGAAGGCACAACCAACTTGCTGACGCTGCAGCACATCTTCCACCATGCGGTTGGACAGGGCGGAATCTTCGTTGGTCACATAGACCGTGGCGGTGCCATTGCCATCAGCGAAACCAGGGATGTAAGCACGGAAGGGTGCGTATTGACCGGCGGTTTGACCGATGGTGGTCACGTCGATCTCGCTGCGGCTGATCTCGAAAGACCAGGACTGAACTTGGCCGACAGCTGCGTAATCGGCATAGGCAACCTGGAACTCGTTAGGAGCAGCAGCGGTGCCGTCGTCAGTGATAGTGATGGTTGCACCACCAGCAGAAGCAGAGACCTGCATGACGCCGGTTGCCGGGGCGTAGGCAATGACGTAATAGGTGGTAGCCAGGGAAATGCCAGCAGGCAGAGTGCCGGTGCCGGAACCCCCGGTCTGGCTATTGACTACGCTGAAAACGACAGGATCACCAACCTTGAAGTTGAGATAAGGCTCAACCGTGATCTCGTCGTCTGCAACACTGACACCAGATTCACCGAAAGTACCGGTGGTGCCAGCGGGCTTGTAATAGAGGGCGCCGGACGTACCGGACAAAACAGTGACAGCCATTGTTGTGAACGGTAAGTGGCTAAAGAGATTCTAGCTTTGCTCGTAAGCTTCAAAAGTAATGGCCACTTGCGTCTGGAAGAATCCTTCTGGCGCAGCGGGTTCAATGGTGCGCGGACCATTTGCAGCATCAAATTTTATATTTTCTAGCTGTAAACGTGAAAATAGGTCGATGCATCGCTGAGCAATGGTTAATCCTGCGCCAGGACCTTCACCGCGAGGGCTGAAAATGTTAAAAACAAGCGTGCCGTTGCGACGATCAAAACCTTCACCAGTTCCGCGGGCCGATGTGGTCAAGATGGTCATATAGGCCGAATCACCCCAGACAATGCTGGTCTGAAGCCAGCTGGCATTATTGGGCGGAGTGAACGGAACGTTCTGATAGGAAACCTGCAGGACAGGAGCCGTTGCAAACTCAGTCGCAATGCGGCCTTCGATGTCAGCGCGGATTGTGTTGAGGCTCATGATTGGCGACCAATGCGGTCCGCTTCTGAATCAACCCAAGTCTGAATGTCCTTGGCTACGCCATCAACCCAGCCATCAGGTGCCTCCCTGCTATGACCGCGTGCCAAGGGATCGGCGTAAACGAGGTTGTTGTGGACGCTGTAAACGTTGCCAGCCTTCTCAGTACCAAGCTGATAATTAACGGCATTAGGCGGCGACGCCGTCGGATAACTGCCCTCAGGTACGCCAGGAAAAGGTGCGGCGTTCTCGCCAATCGCCCAGCTTGCACGGAAACGGCCAGTATCAACAGGACTGGCGAGCTTCACACGCTTATCGGTTTCAAATACAGCAGCCTTCAGAAGTTTGTCGAACTGATCAGCTGCGTAATCACCAATGTCCCCGATTTTGATATTCCTGGCCATGTCACTCCCTCAGGAACGCTTCAAACACAATCGCTGTGTTGTCCTGTTCGATCTTGTTGACCTGCACGATCTGCATAGCGCGACCGCCAACAGTCACTTGATCTGACACCGCAGGTTCAAAGCTCAGATCGGCCGCGGCCAACGTCAGCTTCTTATCCGTGCTCTTGATCAGATCGTTGATCTCACGCTCGCGGACATCCTCAAGGACACCACGCACCGTAGAAGTTGCGACTGAAGGCGTTGCCGTGCCAGTGGTCGGGTTGTAAGCCGCGGTCGTAACACGGCGGAAGGTGACCTCGCCACCAAACTTGGTCATCAGCTTGCTAGCTGTCTTGCGTAGCGAGGTTGCAAGGGCCATCAGATCTTGTAGGCGATACAAGCTCCGTTCTGGAGCTGAATGCTGGTGAAATAACCAGTCAAGTGAGCGCCCTGGTCAATCGAAGCGCCAGCAAAACTGTTGTCAGTGATGTTGGTTGAAACGATTGCAGTGACCGTGGTGCTTTCGTAAAAGTCGATGTGGTGGAACTTGCCGGTATGGGCAACCGTGTCAGTAATCACTTCTGCGCCAATCGAGAAATCAACGTCAGAAGCGCCGCCGTGTGATTTAGCCATGATCAGATCTTGTAAGCGATGACAGCACCGCTGGCGTTCAGGGTGAAGGCAGTGAATACGCCCTGCAGTTCAAAGCCCGCGGGGAAGCCTTCGCCAACCAAGCTGTTGCCGGTGTAATTCTGAGCAGTGATCGCGGAAAAAGAAGTGTTGCCTTTGACGATCACGATCCGATTCCAGCGCCCGGTCTGGGCGTCAGTGCTGCTTACGAAATCACCGCCAATGCTGTAGGCAGGATCAATGCCTTTGTATCTGCCCATGATTAGCTCCGCTTAATGGCAAAGTTTCCAGGTCCGCTAATTCTAAGTCCAGTCAAATAACGTTCAAAGATTGGCGGGACACGATCAGCGCCAGTGGCCATGCTGCTAGCGCCAGCAGTTTCAACGTTGATGCTGCCGATCTGAACGCGCTTGTAATCCTCAAGGCCACTCAGACCAAGGCCATCCTTGTTGTTGTGCAGGTAGACGGCGAGCACAGCCTGAGCCTGCTTGATCTGATCCGGGATCTCCGTGTCAGTGAAATAGTCAGTAGTGATGCGGAAGGGGAAGCCAACCGCATAGGTATTGATGTAGGTGTCGGGTTTCCTGACGCCAGTACGCGGCCATTGCAGCGCCTGAGTATCAGTAGCCCGAGCACCTAGAAAACGTTCACGATCAAGCCGTTGAACGGCGGAATACAACGCACGATTTTTTTGATCTGTTGTGGCCGACGCCCATGCAGTCACGTCGTCGTTTTCGACCATGCCATCAATTAACGCCTGTGCATCAGCAAGGGTCAGATAGCTATTCGCGCTAGCTCCGCCAACGGTGGCGTCAATCGTGATCGCCATTTACAGGCTCCGTTTTGGGCTTAGAAGTCCGCTGCCTTTTGGGCTTTGGCTCTTCTTTGGTTTGTTCAATTTTAGGAGTGGGCTCTGCATTAGAAAAAGAGGCCCCAGCCGAAGCCGAGACCTCCGATTCACGCAGTCGCCGGAAGGCGAACATACCCATCAGGAGCTAGCGCCCTTCAGAGCAACGAAGTTCAGAACGATTGCTTCGGCCAGAGCGCCGCCAGACACGTTGCCAACAGTGATCTTGAAAGACCCTGCAGCAATGGTGTTGGCCTGCACCACATAGGCGCCAGCAGTACCGGCAGAACCGTGGTTGACCACGACAACATCAGTGGCAGACACTTCGCTGTTGGTCACGGTGAAGGTGACTTCAGCAGCATCAGCCAAAGAGGCGTTGTGCATGGTGATTTGACCCGAAGCAGCGTTCAGGGTCACGCCAGTGGACTTGCTGGTTGCTTGGGTGACAGTGCCACCAGTAGCGGGTCCAACAAGTTTCCCGGCGCTAACTTCAAACATGGAAGCCATCGTTAGTTCCTCCTATCAGTCGTAGTTGGAAGTGATGGTCGCACGCACGATTCCAATGTTCTTGGTTTCGTACACTTTCGACCAGTTGCCAACGGTGGCCAGCTGAGCGCGGGTCGGGTTGGTGGTGGTCACGCCCCACTTAGCACCCACAGGGTGATAGATGTAGTGCATGTCCACAGACATTGCATCGCTCTTGGCGAGGATGTCGCGGTCGGTTTCGGTCCGCATTGCAGCTTGCTCACCAGAGGCAACAGCGCCAGGGGTGAAGAAGTAGCAAGCGTAGTTACCACCGCTGTTGGTGACATCATCCGAAATCACAACGCGCATCCCCATGTAAGTGGGAACACGAACATCACCGAAGGAAGCAACAACGCTACCGGCGAATGCGTCAGGCTGAGCGGTGTCGGGGGTCAGGCCACCGGCAATTTCGCTAGACAGAACGTAATCAATGGACTTGCGCTCAACAAGGTCGTAGTAGCAAGCAGAGTGCATTGCCACGGTGGTCAGCTTGTCGCCTTGGTCGCCCAGAAGAGCGCGAGCCTTAGCCACTTGACGGGGGCCGAGAGCAGTGGCGCCGCTGGTATCGAAGCGCAGGGCATCGAAAGCGGGGGAGTCACCGCCGGTCAGAGCACCGAAGACACCATCAAGGGACTTCAGCAGGTCGGCTTGCTGTTGGTTGGCCAGATAGGCGCCCAGCTTTTGACCGATAGCGGCCATGGGGTCGGAACCAGCAGCCAGAGCAGCCAGGTCACGGGCCTCAAAAGCGCGACCACGGTGCAGGACCACGCCAATTTGCTTGTCGGCAGTGATCTTGCCAGGGGTCAGGCTGGAAGAATCAGACAGAACCTCCAGATCGCCAGACAGGTTGGCTTTCCAGAAAGGAACGTTGACGAAATCGCCACCATCTTCCGAAGTATTCAGCGCCTCAAGAGGCTGAACAACACCGCTGGCAAGGAATGCGTTGCGCTGGGTGGTTTGTTCAATCACATAAGGCGTAAAAATTTCGGGGATGATGACATCAGAGCGAAGAGTCGCCATGAGTCAGAACCAGAAATGTTTTACGTTGCGGGCGTAACCCATTGACGATCCGGCGTAGCCTTCGCGTCTAACACAGACATATTAAGCATTGTTCGCGGCAGCTTTCAATCGTTCGTACAGATCACGATCAGTGCGGAAGATTCGAGCCTGTTCAGTCAGGTTGAAATGCTCGCGGTCGAATGGGTTTTTGGTGCCGGGTTGAATCTCGGCGGATGCGGCCTTGGTGCCAACAGGAGCGCCAGAACCTTTGACGGCAGGCGGCTTAAACAGATAGCCACGCTCAGTCTTGAGCTTTTCAACCCACTGGCTCATGGGCACTTCGTTGTAGCCATCAACGGCCACAGGATTGCCCGATTCGTCCAGCTTCAGCTGATCACGCACTAGGCGCAAGGTGTCGTGCGGGTTATGCGCGCCTTGCTCAGCCAGGATCGCAATCACGCGGTTGTCCAGCTGATTAACGGTCAGCTTCGACTCAAGATCGCCAATCCGTTTCTTGTAATCCTCTTCACGCTCAGAGAATTGCTGGGCGTACTGCTTGAGGGCTTCGTCGTATTTGCCCTTGGATTCGAGCTCCTCCTGTTCCTTGCGGCGCTTGAACTCAACAAGCTCTTTGACATCAACGCCATCGGGGACAACAGGCGCCTTTTCCTTCTGTTCCTTCAACTTGCCGATCAGCTCGAAGTTTTTGCGTTCAAGGGCTTCAATGCTTTTCTTGAGTGCATCAAGCTCTTGATTATCCGCAGTCGGCGTAGCGTCCTGCATTTGTTCGTCGGACATGAAATACCCGTAGGGTTACAGGTGGAGTATATCTCTATTTTCAAGGGCAACAATCAGACTGATGCGGTAATCCCGCCACAGGGACAATGCGCGAGTGGAATACACCAATACGGGAGCCGTGGAATCCTGTGATTAGCCAACTACTGCGGGCGATTGACCTGCATACGCGCCAATACTTCGCCACAGGCGACAAGTGGCACGCAGAACGGGCTGACCAGCTGCGGCGTTATGTGATCGACCTGAAGGAATGGATCTTCAAGATGGAAGGCCGTTAGCGCTTTTGCCTTTGCCCTTGTGCGCTGAATCCTTCATCAGCCGACCATCGGGCATGTAGTGATAGCCCTTGGGTGCCTTCTTTTTGCCTGATTTGGCTGGTTTCTTGCCGTAAGCCATCACCATTTCACCTTATTAGCCCAGTATGCCGCCGACATTTTGCCTTTGGCGATATTTTTGGCGTGGCGCGCTTGGAACGATGCCCTTCTGGCCTTGTTGGCTTCTGATTCACCTTTTCGCGCTGGTGAGCCTTTTACGCCCTGCTGACCAAACCTAATCAGCTTTACCTCGTCGCCTTCCTTGGCCAGGACGACATGGGATTTGTTGGGATGCTTCGGCGTGCGCTTGGGCTTGTTGTAGCCCTCAAATTCTTCGCCGCGATATTTAATCGTCATCTTCGTCATCCTCCGTGCAGGTAATGACTTCTACGCCTTCAGCCAGTCTGCCCAGTAACGCACCAAGGATTTCAGGGCTGTTGGGCGTAGGAAACATGAAGCGGCCTTCAACAATGCCGTCGGCACATTTCAGGTAAGTGCAGCTGCCTTCCCAGATCCGACCTTTCATTTGCGTTTTGGCGCTGCCTTCAATTCTGACCGCTTTTTAAGGACTGGGTTACCGGTCGATTCTGATTTGATTCTGAGAACCGGATCAGATCCAGAGCCAACACGAACAACAGTGCCGCCATTGGCAGTGCGAACAGAGCCGCGCTTACCTTCTTTGCCGACGACCACGCCATAGGTGCGAGTGCCTTGATAAACCCAGCTAACACGGGAGCCAATGCCAATGGCCATCACTTCTTCTTGCGACGTTTACGGGATTTGCCAGCCTTGGAATAGGCAATGGCCGCGGCCTGTTTGGGGTCACGACCAGACTTTATTTCGCGCCTGATGTTTTCTTGAATGACCTTTTTGCTTCGGCCTTTCTTGAGTGGCATCAGTTCAAGGCGGATGCTGTCAGCCTAATCAACCCGGACCTTGCCGTAACTCCGCTGCAGTTGAGCCAGGGTGACTTCACTGCCGTCTTCGCGCACCATGCGAACCAAGGCATCCTGCGGGCCGTATTTATTGGACAACTTTCTGAAGTACGCGGCGCGGCGGTCACTGCGGAAAACATCTTTCTGATAATCCTTGCTTTGACCTTCGAGCCATTTGCCGTAAGTGACGTTGGCGGGCACTGGGCCTTCAGCTGATGCACGCTTGCCAATGCCGATCACCTTTTCAGGCGGCGTCAGTTCAAGTCCTTCGTAGTCAATGATCGGCACGGTAGTGCTGCGGCAGTTGAAATGAATAGGTGGCTGCGGTCCTTTGCCGTATTCAAATTCTTGGCCGTCAAGGCTGGCGCAGATCGCTGAAGTCCGGCTATCCAGCGTGGCGACGTAGCGATACTTCTGCGTCACGTCCTGATTAGCCTTATAGACCTGTTCACTGGCTGCATTGGCGACCTGTTGCACCGAAGTTCGTACAAGTGTCAAAACCTGATGGTCAGCAGCCTTGGTCAGTTCACCGCCAGCCAGAGCTTGTTGCCGTGCGGTCTTAGCCAACTGGCCAAAGTTCAAGCTTCCAACCATGCGCCGTGCGATTTGCGCCGTTGGCTCACCAGTCAGCAGGCCAGTGCGAACAATGACGTTGAATCGTTGCGCCTGTGCTTCGGCTAAGCCGCGGAAAGCTTTAGACACGACATCGCCGTTGGGCAAAGTTATGGCTGAGCCTTGAGCTGCGGTCAGATTGAAGCCACCAGTACCAGGCAGCGTGAAGTTCAGATCTGTTGGGTCAACCGTGGCCACAGTCGCCGCAAAGTTGGGCGCCACCTCAACAGTATTGACCACACGCTGAGCCACAACGCTTGGTTCAATGCCACGCGCACCAACCTGCCCGCCCTCAATCGCAAACTTCAGCTGTTCAGTGACAAACTCAGTTTGTAGCTCGGCCAAGCCTTGCAATTCACGCGCCACATATGCAGTGCTGCGGCCAGACCATGCATCAAGCGATTCCTTGAGCTGAGCGAGGATCACGCGCAACCGCTGGGCCTGCACTGATTGCGGGCTGACGATTCCAGCGCCTGCAGTTACTTCGCCAAGGTCAATCGCCTTTAGGTCAGCAACAGCACTGAGAATGATGTTGTTGTAGTCCCGCACGATCTGGCGAGCGACACCATTACCAAAACGGTTCAGGTCAATGGCATTGCGGTAGATATTGGCGATGGGTTGATTGGGGTCAATCCGCCGCTTGTACTGCTCAACATTGAGAAGGCGAGGCGTTACGCCAGATTGCGTCATTGCTCGTCAGCGGGGACTTCTTCTTCCATCACGTCCTCGCCAAGCAGGTTTTCAGGCCCGCCCATTTCGATAAGGCCACCAGCTTGGGTTGCTTCCAGCTCTTCCTCAACGTCAAAATCATCGCCAAGGATTTCGCCTTCGCTGAGCTGATCAAGCAAGGTCTTTTGCGTGATGGACCCAGAGGTGTAGAGCTGCAGCAGCGCCAGGATTTCCTGAGGCTCAAGGCGTGCGCCAACAAAATCACGGTTGACGAAACTGGAACCAGCCTGCGCTTGGCCAACGTAATCAGCGTGGAACTTGAGGCAGTTGTCCAGTAGATCCTGCACCTGCTGAGCAATGACCATCATGGTGCTGTCGCCCTGGCTGCGATCAATCCGCTTGGATTCAGCGGTTTCAGCGCTCATCTTTTGACCAAGGACAGCAGACAGGCCAAGCTCGTTGATTTGTTTTTCAAGCTGCTCTAGGCGGCGGTATTGAGCTTCAAAGCTCTTGCCGTCAGGCTCGATATATTCAGCGCGACCTTCAGCGGGGAAGGCAATAGCTTCGCCAGGGCCAGCGCTTACTTCCTCGGCAGATGACGGGAAGCCGTAGAACGCGAGCATGGGCACCGCGCTTACATGTAAAATGTTGTCTAAATCACTTTGAATTTGATAGGACTTGAGGTTTAGCTCTGCGATGTCTTCCATCGGCGGGCGTGACTCAAGTAGCCCAACACGGTTGGAATAGGCAACAGCAAAGGGGATGTAATCAAGGCTGGTCTGGCCTTCAGCTACTACCTCAAAATCACCGCTGTTTTCACCTTGGCGGTACAGCTGATAAGAACCAGGGCGCAGCACGCGGATTTGCTCAACGTACTTTTCGCCAAACTCACCGTCGGGGATGACGACACGTTCCATTAGGCGCAGCATGGTCAGCTGCTGAGCGCCATTGACGATCTCAGAACGCCAACCAAGGATGTCTCTTGGCGTGTACGCGCACCAGTACGGGCGAAGGCTTGCAACATCCGTGATGTTTTGGGTTTCGCTGTCATCAGCAGTTGGGAAATCAACCAACACGCCGACGTGGCCATAGCGCACAACTTTGCGCGTCAATTCATAGGTGAAAATGTTTAGATCGTTACCCTGCAAATCCACGTCAAACAGCTGTTCGCGGACTTGATCAGCAACGTTGTCGAGCTTGACGGGCTTGCGGGTCAACATGCCAGCCAGCATCCGTTCAAGGCGCTGGTAATACGGCGGGCAAACGCTGCGGGCTAAGCGGTTGTCGTAGCTCTCGTCCTGTTCGCGTGGTTCCTGCGGAAGGTAACGCCGATGCTTGCGGCGCATCCCGTAAGTGCCCTGCAGTAGATCTTCAATCAGGATCCAGTGCGGTTCTTGAACGGCCCAAGCACTATTCGGGTCCTGCACCTGAGCGGCTTGACGCACAATCGCCCGGTCGTAGTGCTTGAAACCGGTGTAAGTCATTTCTTGCGCCTAGCCATGCACAAATTCTATGGCTCTAGGTTAATCGTGATTGTTGGCTGGGCCTCCGATACCACCACACACGGCGTTCATCCTTACGGGTAGAACCGACCCAGCAAATTAGTCTGCCTCTTCAGCGTGGAAGATTTCTTCGTCTAGGGAATCAGCGGCCTCATCAAATCCTTGTTCGTAGAGCCATTGCTGAATGACAGCGAGCATGGCCGCGGCGGGTTGACTGAAATTTTGGGCGTCAAGGTCTTGGGCTGCGTCAAAAGCAGCTTCCATTTCGTGCCAGAGGTAGGTGGCCATTGAAAGTGTGCGGCAGATTCAGGGTAATCGGCATGGCAACGGTTAGTAACTGATGCGAACGGTGGCGACGCCATCAACAGGGACACCAAGACGTTGGGCAGCAGCGGCGGATAGGTCAATGCTGTTGCAATCGCAGCGGTCAGTAATTGGCACGATCAAGGATCGACCCTTGTGCGAGACGCGAACTTTGGTGCCGCATGAAAGCCAAGGGTGAGCGGCAGAGATGCCGGAATAGTGCCGGTAGGCCTGACCGCAATAGGTCGTGCGGCCATCGAACCATGGGTGATAGACGGTGGCGGTGACCGGACGGCCAGTGTGATGAGCGAAGGCTGGACCGTTAAGCAGCAGTGCTGCAGCGAAGAGAAGTCGTTTCATTGCGGCTTTGGGCGACGGGCGGCGCGGAGATTAGGAGGGATGCGCGGATTCCAGCCTTCAAGAGCTTCACAACATGCGTTTAACTCTTGGTCTGCGCCCCATCGAGCGGCGAGTGTGGCGAATCGCATCTTGACTTCAAACATGAAGGGAGCGTCCAACGCCACATCGGACCACTCCTGTACCAGCTCCGGCGGTGGGGTAATCGGGTGTTGTTGTGTCATAAGAAAAAAGCCCCCGAAGAGGCCGGGTGATCAGGATTGGATAAGTGCCAGTTCGTATTCCCAGCGGTTGTCATCAATCTGCTCAAAGGCACTGGGCTCAGCGCGAAGCAGGTTGGTCCAGCCGCGCTTGCAACCATGCTTAACGGCTGCCTTCCACAACTGGCGCAGTTCTTCAACGGTCATGACTTCCTTTTCAATTTCAGCGCCGAACTGATTGATGGTGATCAGGGTGCCTTCGGAGCCGTTGACGGTAAAAAGGAAGTTGTTTTTGCCGTTAGTCAGAGAGTGGGTTGCGATGGTCATGATCTTGCGTGTGGTGGGGTCGCCCCCTGTCCCCTAATTATGGGGTATACCCCCGGCCCCTGTCAACAGGCAAAAGAAAACCCCCGCCGAAGCGGAGGCTCTTCTGCCCTGAAATATCCCTCGGCACGCCCGCTTGAGCATGCGTGTTCCCGACTTCAATTCCTGATGACTGATATTGAAATGGACCCCGTTAGACGCAACAAAGGCGAATCGGCCGTGCTCGGGGAGAGCAGTTGTGACGGGGGTCTGGTATCACCCAGCCGTTTTCCGTCAGATCCAATCAAATGACAGCAAACGACAAGGGCCTGCCGTTGAGGTCAATATAGCCTGATTCCAGTGCCGCGGCCAACGCCCTGATGCAGTGGGTTGAACTCACGCCACACCACATACCCCAGCGCATCAACCATGTGATCGTGCCCGCCTTCCTTGTCAGGTTCGCCCTTCTCAGTCCAGCTCTGCAGCTCCAAGCACTCGATCAGCCGCGCACAACCCTGAGCCACGCTGAGCCGGACCTCGCCCTTGCCGTTTTCCAGTAGACCTTGAACAGCACTAACCCGATCACGAACGGCAGGATTTGACCGGCCCGACTGGTTGCTGAACCCGTAGCTTTCCAGGATTTGAATGTCGGTGCGGCTGGCATTGGTGCTGCGGTTGCCGCCTGAGGCGTCGGGGTACACATATATATGGTGCATCGGGTAACGCCGTTTCAACTCCTGCGCCAGGGCGTCCGTATCGTGCGCGCCGCTGATCTCATCCACCACGGTCAGCTTGTTGCCGCTGCGTACCGCGACGACTGCCGACATGTTGCCAACGTTGAAGTCAACGCCTACCCGCAACGGCTCACCGCTGAAGTCAGCCACGCTGGCCACCACATGCTTGGCACGGTCGAACCTGTCGTAAACCTGTCCCGTATTGAGATTGACCCAAAGGCCTTCTAAATACGACTTGATCAGCTGCGGCGGATAGTTCGCCATCAGGCTGTCCACAAACCCGTCAGGCAAATACGGGTTATCCATAGTGCGAGCGCGAATCAGCGCCGTGTCTTCACCAGCGTTACGGTCGAACGTGTCAAATGCCCAGCCATAACCCTCAGGCGTCGTGGCGGCATAGAACTGTTGGACATTGCCAGCACGAAGACGGGCAAGAGCCATGCGAGTGGCCTGTTCAGCAACGCGCTTATTCGCCGTGTCCGCTTCATCGAAGCCAATGGCGCAAAGGTTTTGGCCACGAATGCGGTTCCACGTCTCCATGGTGCGGAGCAGGATCGTATGGCTGCCTTCAGCGAAATGCAGCTGGTATTCCGGCAACGGGCTGACGCGGAAGTCAAACGGGATTTCCCACTCTTCCAACAGGTCATCCATCGTGCGCTGAAGGATGTCACGCAGCATTGGCGCGACGGGCTCAAACAACGCTGAGACGTAGCCAATGTTTAGGGCTGCCATGTGAACAGCCTTGGCAACGAGGCCATGGGTCTTACCAGCACCGAAGCCACAGACCAGGGCGAGCTTGCGGTGGTCGGTGTCATCACAGAAGGCGAGCTGATGCGGCAGAAGGGTTTGCCGAATGCGGGCCAGGGTTTCCTGAGCGGGCGGGCCAGTGAGCTGAGCGGTTGGCGGTTCTAGAAGATTGCCGCCAGGTGCATTAGCCAGCAGGCTCATAAATCAAAGCCGATGAGCTTGGCTTGGAGCTGGATGGAGTTGATGGCCACTTGCGTTTGGCCGCGCTTGTAGGCGGACTGTTCGTAGGTACGAAGGCGGCCTAGGGCCTCAGCTAGCCAAGCAGGGCGCGCCATATCGGCGTCCTGTTCAAGGCGAATTCTTGCGCGCTGAATATATTCATCGGCTTGACGCGCTGAACAGTTCCACTGATTCGCTGAGAATTGAACGATCTGCCCGCGTGATTGTCCTTCGGTCAAAAGACCGTAAATCGTGTCAACACGGAAGTTCACTTCGGCAGCAGTGGAGCGCGCCAAGTTTGCGGAAAAAGTTGATTGTTAACAGGATAAACCCAAATTGGTGATGTGCGTTCTTTTGAGACGCGGATGAGACAAGCGTGACTCAAATAGACGGGATGAGACTGCCGAAATCGTGTCCTGCGGCACTTGACTGGCCGGTTCGAGCTGGCTAATCTTTTTGCCGTGCATTGCCGCACATTTCCGATTTTTCCCGATCACACCCGCAAAATGCCGCTACGCGCCGACCTCCGTATTCCAGACGATTTGGCGTCTGTTGTAATGCGTCACAAACCGAGTTACCTGTCCCTGTCTGCGTTTTGCCTGCATCTAATCGCCCTAGGGGTTGACAGCAACGTTACGCTGGCGGAGCGACCGAAGGGGAGCGAAGCCTCTAACTCTTCTATTACTAGTAATAAGAAGAAAGATAAATCATTAAATAGGACGATTCCAGCTGCGCTGGAGCCCCTGTCGGGGCTGATCAACGACTTTTTTCGGGTCAAGAAGGGCAGCAAGGGTGAAGTGGCTTGGAAGCTGCTCATGACCAATCTCAGCAAGATCCGTGAGAAATACGGTGACGCCGTTGTTGCGGCTCAGCTGGAATTAGGGATCAACGGCAAGTGGGCTGGGATCACCCTTGAGCGATATGAGCAATTCGGGCGGCCTGCGTCCAAGGGCTCATCCGGCTCAGCACCGCTGATCTATCAGCCAAAACCCGATACCGACTGGGCGAACGCCGAATGAACCGCGAACAACTAATCCGGGATTTGTGGGATCAAGTGGATGACCTGCAAGCAATGCGAGAACACTGGGCCACCCTTGACGAGGACCAATGGCTTGCAGCAGCTGATCAAGTGATGGGTTATGGCGATGAAGACTGAGACACAAGCTCCGATCACATGGGATACCGCGCTGTATGAGCGGCTGTTTATTGGCTTTGCTGCGCGGAACGTTGCTGCTAGGTGGCTGCCTGAGATCTTGTGCCAGGTCAATGAAGACTGGTTCCTGCATCGGCACCGCCGCTTGGTCTACGAGGCTCTGTGCGGGCTACACACGCGGAACCGGGCTAGGGGCGCCTTTTTTACGCCCAAGGCCCTTGCAGGAGCTTCTGAGGCGCTTTGCGGTGATCCGACGGGATGGGCTGCAGAGGAGATCCAGGACTGCATGGCCGCAGAATCCGAAACCTTCATCACTGAAGCCAGCCTGAAGGCAACCTTGATCCCCGCGTGGCATGTCGCCAAGGGAAGACCGGCGGTGCGACGCGAGTTGATGCTCGCGGATGAATTACTGGGCTTAACGGCGATGCAGGGGACGCAGACGCTTGAGGATGTCTCCAATCACCTGCGCGCCGCCTGCGAGCAATGGGACAAGGCCATGCATGGGCTGCCCGACGAGAACCGGGTAACAGCCCACAGCGTCGTGGCTGAACTGCTTACGCCAGTCGATGACAGCAAGCCGGATCACTGCAGCACGGGCATCAGCGACCTTGACGGAATGCTGGGTGGCGGCATTGCTATGGACAACGCCGTGGTTCATGGACGATTGATCACCGTGGCAGGCAGGCCGGGCATGGGCAAAACGGCGTTCCTCTGCTCACTTGCACACAACGTCAGTCAAGGTGGCGGCGGAGTTCTGCTTTATTCCTTGGAAGTCGATGCAAAACAGATTTATACGCGGTTGCTTGGTATTCACGATTTCACAAACCAGCTCATAACTAAGGGCCGAATCGTTGAGGCGCTGACCCTGAAAAACCTTCGCAATCGAAGCTTCACTGAAGCTCAACGGGAGCGGCTAAGAAGTTACGCAAAAGATCTGTCTCAAAACCTTGTCATCTACGACCAATCAGTTTCACTTGATCAAATTTGCAATCAGGTTCGACTGCAGAAGCGACGCGACGAAAACGTTCGTTTGGTGTGTATTGACTATCTGGGCCTGATGGAACTGCCCGATGCAGAGACCCAAACGCTCGCCATTGGCCGTGCAACAAGGGCCCTAAAGCTTCTGGCCGTGGAGTTGAAGATAGATATTATGCTTTTATCTCAGCTGAACCGTGGAGTTGAGGGCAGGACTAACAAAACGCCACAGCTTTCAGACCTACGGGATAGCGGTCGCATCGAGGAAGACTCTGATGCAGTGATTGGACTATTTCGCCCGGAGTATTACGACCCAACCACTCAGCCAAATCAAATTGAGTTACACATGTTGAAAAATCGGCATGGCATTACAGGAAAACTAACTCTTGGTTTTGATGGAAAAACTGGCGTAGTTTATGGCGAACTTCCTGTAAGAAAACCACTTGCAAATGAAGAGGCATGGTGATGGATGACCGCTGGCTGAGCCCGTTACCGATCAAGTTCGACGATGAGGCGCACCGGTATTGCTGGGAGCCGACAGGGCAGTGGCTGAATCATTCAGTGACGAAGGTGTGCAAGGGCACGAAGGATGCGTGGGCGATGAAGCGCATCATGGAGACCAAGCACATCTGGGAACCGCGTGGGAAGTCGGTTCACGCGGCGCTGGAGACCTTTCTGAAGACTGGTGATCCGGGCCAGTACCCAGAGGAATACAAGGAATGGGTTGAGCCGTTACTTGAGCATTCCGTTTGGAAGACGTACGAGGCAGTGGCCTGTGAGTACAGGTTGGCTGATGTGGAGCGCAGCATCGCCGGGTCGTTTGATTGTTTGCTGCGGCGGAAGGATGACCACAATCAGCTCGTGCTGGTGGATTTGAAGACCCAGGGCAAGGCTGATGCCAGTCCGTATGACGTGAGCACGCAGCTTGGCGGGTATCTGGGAATGCTCAGCCTGCATTGGCCGAAGCTGTATGTGCAGAAGGCTGGTGTGCTGTGGGCTAGGCCGGGGTCAACGACGCTGCAGAAGGTTGACGTGGATCAGGCGGTGATCGAATGGCAGGGCGCCAGGGATGCGTTCCTGATGCTGAATCAACCTGAGTTCTAGGGGTTGCCAGCCCCTTGCGTTTAGGGGTATACTCCACCTGCAGAGATGCCCCACGCATGATCGAACCAATTAGTTCAGAAGAGCTGGAATGGGCCAGGCAGGCCCGCGCACGCCATCCTGAAATCACTTCCTATGGATTTGGCTTGCCCGGCAATGACAAAGATCACTTTGAAGAATCAGGTGATTCTGGCCTGCAAATGATTGTTGCTTGCCGTCGTTGGCTGACTGGTCAAAAGTTTCGCAAAACTATTAATCCAATCGACTGCCCAGGGTCGTATGCAGCCAAGCACATGGTTGAGTCCTGGCCGGGAAACCCCAAAGAGCCAACCAAATACATATACGAAGGCGCCTTGATCCTGGCAGCAGTAGCCCTTGGTGTGCCGTACAAACAAAAAACAGGCCACTGGGGTATTTATTTGGGTCTCAGCCGCAAAACCATCCCTTCAAACTTTTTCTACGCATGACCAACCCCAGCCTTCTCCTCGGTGCCATCGCCAGCACCAAAGCTGAAATCAAGCGCCACGAAGACGCCCTTCAGGTTCTGATGGACGACCTAGCCCTGATGTACGCCACGGGCGAAATGGACGACCTCAAAGACGAAGACGGCAATCTTGTCCACGAAGCCGTCAAGGTATCCCGCTGCACCCGCACGAGTTGGCAGTACAGCAATGCCGTCAAGGAACTTCAGCAGCTCGAACAGTTCGAGGGCGTAGCGAGTAAAAAGGAGACGGAGTATTGGCGGGTGACCCTGCCGAAAGCAGAGTTCTGATGGCTGACACTCCCATAGATGACCGTATCGAGGCCATCCTCTTCAAATACGACCTATGGGAGCCAGATCAGTACCGCGATGCCGTTGCTGAACTCACCGTCTATCTACTGACCTTGACCAATGAAGAGCTTGAGGGCAGCTTGTACCACCAACGCCTTAGAGACAAGGTTCACCTTGAAAATTGTTTGATGCGATCCGATGGCTAACCCCTACAACCTGTCCTGGCAGACACGATTTTTGTTTTGGCTGTTATCAAAGCGTCCAGACGTGGTGGGCATTAATTTGAGCGCGCCCGTTGACCATTTGAATCGTTGCCTCAGTCACACCAGATGAAGTTTGCTGTTCAAGGAGTTGAACCGGCACCGCAAGGCAGCAAACGCCATGTAGGCAATGGTCGAATGGTGGAATCATCCAAGAAGGTGAAGCCGTGGCGTTTTGCCGTCAGTCAGGCAGCCTTGGAGACCAGCCATGAAATGTTCGACGGTCCCGTTTATGTGGGCATCACATTTCTATTTGCCAGGCCGAAGGCGCATTACAACACCAAAGGCATCCTCAAGCCGAATGCACCATTTCACAAAGTCAGCAAGCCGGATATTGACAAGCTATGCCGCTCAACCCTTGATGGCATCACCGGAATCCTGCTGAAGGATGACTCTCAGGTGGCTTGTTTGATGGCCACAAAGCAATACGCCAACGAAGGCGAATACATCGGGGCAATCATCACCATCAACCCACTGTGAAAGGTTCAAAGCATCTCCGCGAGTGCGCTGTTTGCAAGTCCATTTTCAAGATCCCCATTCTCAAGGGCAATCACAAAAGCAACCGCCAAACCTGCAGCCCTCTGTGTCATCGGCGGCTTGTAGGTCAGCGATCAACACCTTGGACAAAGGGTGAAATCGACATCATCGAACAGCTCAGCACGTCCATGCCGCCAAAGCGGTTGTATCTGACGTATTGCCGAATGGCTGCTGACCGTGGCTTCCCAAAACGTACAGAACCCGCATTCCGCTGCAAGCTGAGGTTGCTGGGCATCCCGTTGATGCCGGAGCTGGATTGGTACAGGCTGCAGCAACTGGCGGATATGTTCGGTAGTACGCGGCATTCAGTGGCAAAGCTGCTGAAGAAAGGCTTGAGGGCGGAGAAGGAGTCGCAGCATGGGAATCAGCCGTGGTTTGTTAGCCGTGCAGAGCTGCGCCGTTTTGCACGTAAGCATCCTGGGTTGCTGCGTGAATTTGACGCCGATGGTCTTTTCATTGCACTTGAGGACCGCAGCCTTGTTGAGCTGATCCTTGCCCAACCACTTGTGCGTCAGCCAAGCCGATACAACCCCACGCCAGTGAAATGCGTTGAGACAGGGAACGTGTACCCGAGTTACCGCGCTGCGGCTAGGGCCGTTTTTGTTGATGGTTCCGCTGTTCATGCTGCGGCACTGAGGGGGCATCGTGCTGGTGGTTACCACTGGGTTGCGCTGAAATAAATTTAGGGATATACTCCAGGTGGGTCCTAAGCCCGTCCTCACTCTCCGATCCACCGCACACACTTATGGCCGATTTCCCCAATCTCGGGGCTGTCATCACTAAGGCCGACGTTGACACCAAAGGCACAGGCTCTTACGCAGCCGAGTATGTGAATTGGTGCCGTGTAGCTCACCTGCTACATGAAAATGCGCCTAACTGGCAGTTCCATCTAGTCCGCACCGCCGAAGACAGCCACGTCTGGCAATCGCCTAATGGCACCGCCTACGTCGTCGGTTGCTTCAGTGGTCCCGATGGCCTCCGTACGCCTGACTTCCCTCAGGCAATCATGGACAATCGAAACAATGCGATCGCATTTGAAAAGGTCACTGCTCGTGATCTCACGGATGCTCACCGACGTTGCCTATGCACTGCCGCAGCCGCGCAATTCGGATTGGCATGGCAACTATGGGCACGAGAGCCCGTCGAAGATCCGCACCGTGAAGAGGCACCTAAGCCAGCTCTTCAACAAGACACGCCAAAGCCTGCGGAGCCAGCTAAGTCAGCGGCTAAGTCCACCACCAAGAAAGCCGCCGGAGTGGTTTTTCTGAAGGATGAAGATCTTGAGGAAGTCAAGGCTGCCGTCAAGGCTTACGAAAAGCGCGAGGAGTTGATTACTGCCTTCAAAAAGCAGTTCAACATCATGGCGCCACGTATCGCTGACCGTATCCAGTTCCCTGAGCACAAGGAGTTCATTGATCAATACATTGCCGCGAATCCTGCATGACCGCACGACGCCCTAAATCTCCAACTGAAATCAACCGGAAGAAAAACCGCTTCGTTGTTGCGGCCAAGCTTTCGGCTGATATTCACAAAGAGCTAAGGGCATACTGCGCCAAAACGGGGCAAAACATCAACCAAGCCCTGCGGCACATCATCACCACCTTCCTGTCAACTCATGGCTGATTTTGCTTTCACCGCGAAATTCCGAATCATGGAAAATCGCAACCGCAAAAACGACAAGGCGCCCGAGGAAAACCTCGTGGTGGACTTCACCGCAACAGAAGCCGTCAAGGCTGCGAATTACCTGATGACCATGGCCGAACAGGCCGAGGCAAACGGCACCAAGATTCGCATCTATACCGGCAAGGATCAGTTCACTGAAGAAACCGGTTTTTCTCTTTGGGGCGGTAAGTGGGGCAATAAAGGCTCCTTCAGCCCGCTCAAGCCCGAGTCCTCTGAAGCTTCCTTCTGATGTCAACCATGATCATCCTCACCGATTCTCAAGTTGTTGAGCTGAACAACCGCATCGGGCAAATCCAACGCCTGATCGAAAATGCTCAGATCATCAAGGCCGGTGGCACGCCCCAGCCCGCTGCTGTCACTGAAACAAAGCCCAAGGTGACTGTTCGGCGTCGCGCTCGCCGTAATTTGCTGAACGAAACCAAGGTTGTTGAAATCAAGCAACGCCTAGCCAGCAAAGAGTCGGCAACCAAGATTGCCAAATCCTTTGGCGTTCACGTCAGCACGATCAACAACATCAAGTACGGGAAGAACTGGGCGCACATCAAAGTGCCTGTCAGTTCCTGATTTCGCGCTGAGATTCCATCAGCTGCAGCTCAAGTGCTGCAATTCTGTTGGTGGCTTGCTGTAGGAGGTCCTGCTGCATAGACCAAGCGCGGTACAACTGAGCAGCGATGGGGCCTGCGTTTGGGGTGTTCTCCAGGCGTCGGGCCTCTTTTTCAACGCTGAACGCAGTCGTTGCATCGCGCTTCATCTGTAGCCATTCCCAAGCAGCGTCGTCCATGATTTTGGCGTGTACCACATTCACGGTAGGTAGAGCGTCAAGATCAAGAATTACAACTTGCCGAAATAAGGGGTTTACTCCTTGGGAATGCTGGCTACTATTCGCCCAACCGGAGCGATCCGGTCATCGCTACACACCACACAGACCCATGAAAAACCTTGTCTCCAACACGATTCTCTTCCTGATCCCCACCCTCACCTTCGCCGCCATCTTCTACGACGGCCTCACCTACCAAGCCTCAAGCAACGCCCCCACCGTTCACCACGCAATCGTCATCAAGTGAGCTACGTCCTCCTCTCTTCCCAGTGCTGCGGCAAGGTCGCACCCGTCATCAGCACCAAGCAAAAGACCTACAAGATGTCGCCCAATCGCAATGGCGTTCGCGCTGATCGTGATCTTTGGCGCTTCTGTGCTGGTATGCCCTGCTACGTCAAAGGTTGGCTTCAGGCTGAATGCACCATCATCAGCAAGCTAGAGGGTTATTCATGGCCCAGCTACCTAATCGAAAGCCATGATGGCCACAAATACACCGTCAGCCAGCTTTATCTATCCCGTAGGCCCATCGAAGGCAAGAAATGATTGACAGGTGGGTGGTCCTCCCGAGGTGTCACCCTTACCGCTGCCTGTCATCAACGGACGTTCCCGTGCCCCTCGAAAAGGTTTACGGACTGACACCTTAAGCACTCACCACCAATCCGCAAGTCATGAACGAACTTCGTCGCTTTTACTTCACCATCCCTTCATCCGGTGCTTACGACTGGGTTGTAGCCGCCAGCTTTGAAGACGCCAAAATTGCGGCCTTTGAAGAATGGGCACCGCTCTACAACGAAATTAAATGGCTCACGCCTACTGACCACTCCGAAGTCAAACTTCCCGCGATCTAGTGGCCGCCTCTAAAAAAGTTCTCACCGAGAACAATGTGGTCGAAATTCTTCAGTCCACAGAAAACAACACGCAACTAGCCGCACGCTTTGGCGTCACTCGCCAGGCCATCTCACAGATCCGCAATGGCATCAACTGGACAAACGTCGCCCCGGAACTACCTCGCATCCCCGTTCGCGTCAAAGAATCAGTCCGTAAGGACTACCTACAGCGCAGGCCAAATTGCCACAAATGTCATGAATGGAATGGCCATGAATGTTCCTACGGTTTCCCCGAGGCCATAGATGAACCATTTTTTGCCATTGGATGCGACCTCTATCGAAGAAATCCGGGCAGTGCTTGATCAATGCCTTGATGCTTACTGGTCAGAGCGCTTTAACGAATTAACAATTGACCACCCGGCACGGATGCACGCTGCATTGCAGCCATTCATCAGCTATCAAGCTGAGAGGTGCCCCGTGTCTAATGCCGCCGATTAAAGCAACCCAGACCCGTTACAACAGCCCGACACATTTTTGTTACGGCGCTGACTGGACCGGCTACGGTTTGCATTCCGGTTATGAACCGTGGTGTTGGGATGGCGCTGCCGTTTGGTGGGGGCCAATCTGTGACACCTATTCAGAAGCACTCAACCTTGCCAAAGAACATGCTGAACGCCACTGAACTTGATCAACGCCGCGCTGACTTCCTAGACATGCTTTATGAAACTTCTGGGCGCACAAACAAGCTTTACACCGGGCTGTGGGCTGAGTTCCAACAGCACCTGGCCGATAAATTTCGTGATCTTGATTATGAAACTATGCGCGACGACATTGTTCGTGCTGTTGGTGGTACTGATAACGATTTGGCTAAACGCCATGCTGATGTTGCCATTACCGTAATGACCAAGCATCTTATGGAGGACTGGGTTAAACAATGAAGGTCACAGCGCCATTCCTGAACTGGCTTGAAAATCGCGCCTTGAATTTGCTTGCCAATAGCCCCCGTGTCGGCACGATTCAAATCAGAATGCGTGGATCACTGCTCACCTACATCGTGCGGGATTACAACGATCCGCAATGTGAAGGGCGAACAGATGAAGAGATGGTCCCTGATGCGTTCAACCTAGAGCGGATCTTCCATCAACCCTCCTACGGCGAGGAAGAATGAAGTGATCCACCTCTTCAACAACAGGCTGATCCTTGAACGGCGAAAGCTGTCAGAGAATTGGCGCTGTCGTGTGCGGCTAGGTCCGAAAACTGAGCAGCAAATAGAGGTGGACCTTCAAACCCCTGATCTGCGTACCGCTTTCATACGCGCCAACAACATCTATCAAGCATTCCGCAAGGGCAAGCGGCTGCAACCATTAGAAGATTCCGAACCTACCGGCCATCGTTGCTGGGATTGCATTCAATGGGTGCCCACTCTCACCCACAATGGAGGTAACGGCTGTTCGCTTGGTTTCCCTGAAGCCAAAAGCTACGCGAATGGTCGTTTTGCCAACTTCTGCAGCCTTTACAGCGATGGAACCAACAGTGTTGAGTCGGACGGATTTTGACGATGGTAGCTACATCGAAGTTTTAGAACCTGCCGATGGCGGTGAGATGTATTACCGCACTTGCTACAAAGGAGTTTGCAGGTACAGCTCAGATCTTTGGCAAGCACAGGTTTATCAACATCAGATGACTTCGCCCTGATCTAAGTCACGGGTGATCCAGTCCATGATTCTGGCCTCACCTATCTCCGACCAAAACGGCAAACTTCTATACCAAACCCGCCAATCCTTATGCCCCTTACTCATATTGCACCCAAAGCAACACGCCACGAGATTGGTTAATTCACTGTTGCCACCTTTGGCCTTGGGTACAACGTGATCAAGCGTTGGCGATCTACCTAATGGCTCAAAGCAATACGCGCAGTGGTGATTAAAGTGACTCAGAACGGCATCACGAAAACGACGTTTTGCCTCGTGCTTCGGGATTAACTCCGAGCCGTCAATGTGTTCAACCACAAGCCGCCGCTTGATTCTCTAAACGGTAGCGAACGAAACCTAAATGGCTTACTACCTTAAGCTTCCGGACGGAACACGAGTGGGACCATTCTCAACCATCGTTGAGGCTCATGATTGGGCGCAACTGCGGAAGATCACTGATCATTCATTTCACCTTCTGCAGAGTCCAGATCTGCCATGCGAGATGAGGCACGAACAAGGGCCTGATCACTGAGCAATAAAAAGCCGCCCCATCCAGAGCGGCCCGTCCCCCTTGTTCTCCAAGTCAATACTAAGCCGTCGCCGTCACAGCCGTCTTAAGAGTTTCCCAAGAAGGCATTACGGTTTCATGTCGGTTGTAGTGACCGATTTGTGCATAGGAGCGATTGGGCTTAGCAGTTAAGGGCATAAACAAAACTTGGCCAATTAACATCCCAGGCCAGATACCTACCTTGTGCTTTTGCCGCACATTTTTTAACTCAAGCGTCAACCTGCTGCCGTGGTATCCCGGATCAATGAATCCCGCCAACATGTGTTGAATGCCGCTTCTGGCGCGGCTTGACTTCAATACAAACTGACCAGAGATCGCCGGATCATCCGGCATGTTGAACATCTCTTCAGTTTCCGCAAGGATGAACGTTCCAGGCTCAAGCCAATACGGATCAGCCTCTGTATGGCCGCCAATGTTGTGCCTGATTAGTTCCGTGGTCTCGGCTACCTCAATCATGATGTGAACCCCTAGCGCCACGTCGTAGGACGAAGGTTGAAGCTGTTCTTCGTTGAAGGGGCTAATCAGAGCGTGCTCAAGGCAAAGCGCACGAATCTCGTGGTCAGGCAGCAGCATCGAGGCTTAGTAATCCCAGCGGACTCTAGGCCGTCCAGGGCGAATGCCAAGGTGTACGAAACCTTTTGGCGCACCATATCCCAAGCTGTACGGCCAGTTGGCATCGCACCAAGTCTGTACGGAATAAATGTCCGCCCCGGCAATGCAGAAATCCACAGCGCCAGTATCCGGTGCATCGTACAAATGCTCAGACCTTGCTGAGCCGCCGACAGCCGCATTGATCTTGGGAGGTCGATAACCGCTCGTGATCACGACAGGCTTATTGCCAAATGCCTTACGGGCACGCTCAAGAAATTGACACAACACCATTGCCGTGTCGCATTGATGCTGATACTTGAAACGCCGTTCCTCAAGGTTCAACGCCAGCTCGCCATATTTAATGTTTGGCGTCACATTGAAATCAAACGGCTTGCTAGGCGTCAGCTTTACGTCATCGGTTAGCGGCTTTGTGCCGTTTAAAAACAGATCAAGTTCATCACGACGACGACGAACCAAGCCCTCAAGAATGTCACCGCCACCCTTGTTCCACCTAGGCAGCTCTTCCATCGCTACCTTCTGCGGATTCTCGCCATTATTCAGCCGCTTACGCAGCGTGCTATCAAGCAATGCCCCAACGCCAACATTGAACGCAAAGCTGATCAACGCGCAACGCTGATTATTCGTCAACGGCACCTTGATTTGATTATCAACAGCCTTGGCGAAACGCTCAACATCAGAAGTCAACAGGTAATCAGCATCAGCCTGCGTGATCTTCATCCCAACCGATACATTCGGCCCCGTATGGCCATAGCCAATGGTCGGCACACCAGCAGGGCACACATAACCTTCAAGCCGCAGCCCTTCCCATTTCTTGATAATGTCCAAAGCTGGCTTTAAATCATTCTCAGGTTGCTTGCCTGATTGACTCCAGACCTTGAACCATTCCTGATCACGATTCAACAAGGAATCATCCGCCTTGCAAATCGCCTCCTCAAGTAAATGCAACGCCGCCATCTGATGCGGCAAATTCTTGAAATACTTAAATAGATCAATCAGGCGAACCGGTGCCTTCGTCATTAGTCCAAGGTGCCCTGATGTGAAGATTGTCTAAATCAATGATTGGTGGAGGAATGGCCGGTGGCTGTGATTCATGCCACTCCTCAATCGCACGATCAAGCCTTGGCGACAGGGTGGCGTTGAATTTGTGCTGTTGTGCCGCACGATTCAAGTGATGCCGCCAATCCTTATTGCCAAACCGCGCTAGCCATACGGTGTCAGCATTCAACGCTTTGGGAAGACCACCTTCAGCGCCTTAAGGATCAACTGCACCCAGGAATTTTCCTTGATCGGCAGCAGCGTGATGATTTCAGAGCCAGCAGCAATGACAATGGCAACGACAGCAGCAGTGGTGGGATCCATGGTGATGAACTGTTTGGTTTAACTGTAAGACGCTTAAGGGCGCCTGCCAATACTCATCTCGATCTGTCTTACGCGACCTTCAAGATCACTTAACCGCTCTTTGCTGTCGTTCTTTAGCTCCTGAATATCAGCTGCAACGGTATTGACTGATTGATCCAGCTTGGCGACCTGCATAAAAAGACCGCCTAACCCGACGACTGCAGCAGTCAACAGGGCTGGGACGGCTTGGTTGAACGGGTTGTCAGGCGGCTTGGCTGCGATAAACGCCTCTTCGTGGTGCTCCATTGCGAGGCGTGTTGCTTCTCTTTTTACAGTGTACTGACTCTTTATTTGGCGATTGGTTCTATGTCGTCAAAAGGGTCTGGACCGCCCCTGACGATGGCGACTGCGCGGCGATAAAACATGCAATCGGTCTTGCCCGCGACTTCCAGCGCTTCTTTGATCTTGCGCCAGTTATCGCGGGTTTGCTGGTCCATCAGCCCTTGCCCTGACCGCGCAGCTTTTTGCGATTGCGGGGGCGTGAATGCTGACCTTGCCCAATGCTGGTGCGTTTGGGCTTGCCGGGTTTGTGCTCGATCCGTCCCAGTGCGGTCTTGGATTTGACGGCCATTAGCTGATGCCTGCGCTGGTGCTGTTAGCGGCAAAGTCGATCGTGTCTAGTCCCGTGCCGCCATCGACAACAGGCTCCAGCCCATCACCAGCAGG